CTACAAGGAGCATTTTGGTGTTTTGTATAGTGGGGAAGCAGGGACCACTATGGTGCAACTGAAGAAGATGGGTGAGTTGAAACAGGATGCCAAGCATATCGTCACCATGTACAAGGATGGGGATGTGGGTCATTTCTTGGAGGAATTTGGATACTTCGCCGCCCGGCGACTATTGAAGAAGGGTGAGGCCAAAGGGTTGTATAATGAATGGTTGAAGACCAAACCGAAGGATGTCAAGAAACCAAAAGATTGGCAGCGCTGGTTCGCCACAAGTTATTCTGAATGGTACTTAGGACATAACAGTGCGCCGACTAAGGGACTGACCAAAGCTTTCCAGAAGATCACACAGGTGGCCAAGGCCATTTATCTAAGGCTTAAAGGGTATAATACCAAACAGACAGAAGTCCAGTCCATGTTTGAGGACATTACCACCGGCAGCCGTGACATCGTATCTGACAAATATTTCTACTCTGATAAAGACATAATGGATCGCTACCTATTTGGTGTTGATCCTTCTCCAAAGGATATGTCTACTCAGGGCTTTTCAAAGAATAACAAAACCCATATAAGTTATGATCCGGGTAACATTTGTCCGAAGACTCAGGCGTTCGCTGATTGGTTGTTCAAGGAATTTGAAAAGAAGAGCGTTACACTGGAGGACCTTGTTGAAGAGAGCATATGGGTGGAGTTGACCAACCAAGCTCGTATGGAAGGAATTGATGTACCATGTTCCTACTGCTATGTCGAGCAGGGCCGAAGGGCCGCAGTGGTTCTTCATAACCAGAATAGTCCGAAGACCCGTGTTGATTATGAGAAGGTCAAGACCATGGTCACCGCTATTCCTTATACGGATTATTTGTTACAGAAAAATACGAAGGGTAAGAACAAAGGTGAGTACGTCTTCTCTGATGCAGCTGTGGCTGAGGCTAATCAACGTGGTGGACTCCGTATGTTCAGCTTCTCTGATTATATTAAAGGAGCGCATAGGGTCCAGATTGAACTGCTGATGGAACATGCAAAGAAACGTGGCCTGTCTGTAAAGGCTATCACAAAACGGCCTGAGTTCGTGGAGGACTTTGCCCATACCGGTATTACTATCAATGTATCAATTGACACCGAAGGCACCGGCATGGATCACGGCATAGCATATGCGCTCGCTAAGAAGTATCCCAACGTGCATGTGCGTACGGTTGCCAAGAATCCTGCTGACTTTGAAAGGTTGGGTAACGATAAGAAGATCGGTATCATCACATTATTTCATGGCACCAAAGCGCAGACTCCAGAAGGCTATGAGAATATGTCATATAAATCTGTATCGGTCAAAGAGATTCTTGCCAAGAAACCAGAGCTACGCAATAAGACCTGTTGTCTAAATGAGGCGAAATGCTTTAACGGCAAAAAGGATACTCAATGCATGGCGAACTGCGGAAACGGTATGGGGAACCTTTCAATACCGGAACTTTTGACCGGAGAAGAGGCAAAAGCCCACGTTCAGGCCATAAAAGATGCTAATCTAATTAAAGCCCCCTCAGTGGCCACTGACGCAACGATCCCTGAAACCGAAGGTACTGAGTCGCTGAAGCCTAAGATCGGCCAGCCAGTGACCGCTGGTGCAGCCATTTTCCCTGACTCTGTGGTTCAATCTGAGGTTTATCATGGAACCGGGGAAAAGTTCGATAAGTTCACTCAAAAGGATGATCATTTTGTATTCTTCTCAGAGAATCGAAAACATGCTGAGAGATTTACACCGGAGGGTGGCGAAGTTCAAGCTGCCCAGCTAAATATCCAAAAGCCTTTTGATCCTAAAAACAAAAAGGATGTGGCCGATATGGCCGACCTGATCGAAAAGAACCATAAAGAGTATTTTGATAAGTTCATTGCAGAAAATCAAGAGGACGTTGAGGATTATACCGAAGAGTATAATACTGATCCGGTTGGCTTCATTAAAAAGATTCTAAACTTTAATGACGGCTTCATTGTTATGGAGCATCCATCCTTTAGAAAGGCATTGCGTGACCGTGGCTTTGATGCCGTGATCACTTATGAGTTCGACTCTAAAAACTATGGGGTCTTTGACGCTAATCAGATTGAAACAGTTGATGAACTGGAGCCACTCAAATTATCAATGCGGAAGTCTGTCAAAGATCAGGTGACCCCGAAGCAATGGCAGAAGCTGAAACATTTGGGTATCCAAAAGAAGTCGTTTGGTCAAAAGGTTGCTTCGACCTTTGAGAATTTAGGTGTCAAGATCGCAGAAGCGCTGGCCGATCCGCTGGCCAGATTAAAAGACCTTCAAGATAAAAAGGGAGGCATTAAGTCCGGGGAGGATTCATATCTATCTTTTAATATGATAACCAACTTCACGGCTATCTTTCGTTCATTTCTTCATGACGGTCGGCTGGACTGGAAAAACAATTGGGTCCAGTACAACAAAGCAGACAAGGATGTTGGTGGTCTGATGAACGTCTTTGAGAACCTTGGTCCAGATGCTGAGATGTTTATGTATCGTATGATGGGTAAATCGGCTCAGGAGATGTTGGACAAGGGACGGAAGAATCTGTTTGGTACAGATGGACAGGGCAAGGACCTCAACGATCAGGAAGTAATTGATAACCTGATGGAGTCCACCGATAAGATGGAAGCTGCCAATAAAAAAGAATGGAAGAAAGCTGAGGACCGGCTGAAAGAGATCAATAAGTCTGTGCTGGATATTATGGAGAAGGGTAACCTTATCAATGCAGAAACCCGGCAGGAATGGGAACGTGAAACATACGTGCCGTTCTTTAGGGTCATGGATGATATTAAGGGAACTGACATTATGATATTGCATCCCGGCACACCGGCCAAGATCAAGGGTATTCATAAACTTGCTGGTGGTCGAGAAAACGTTGCTGATCCTATGTCGAATCTATTAGGTGCCTACGCTCAGGGTATCCACGCAGCCCTTAAGAATACTTCCAGACTCAAAGCAATCAAGCTGCTGAATGACATGGGTCTTGCAGAGCCTACCACAGAGCAAGCTGGGCCGCTTGTAGTTGACGTAAAGATTAAAGGCAAAACTCATTACTGGCATGTTCATGACAAGCTGGCTTTCAATGCCATTATGTCAATGGACGATATGACACAGGGAGCTTTCAGTGCTATTGTTACCGCTCCTAAACGCTGGTTGACTTTTGCTGTCACGCAGAACCCGGCCTTTCGACTGGCTAACTGGTTCCGTGATTCAATCACGACCGCTACTCTTGAAAAAGAGTTTATACCAATTTGGGACTCCTTCATTGGTATGTACCACGCAGCCTTTAACACTGAAACGCTTAAGGAATATAAGTCTACTGGTGGAGCCTTCACAGGTGCCTACCATCAACGTGATATACTATCATCCAGTTCGAAGGGTATCGCCAGCCTCCGCAAGGAAGCTTTGCGAGGGAAGCGTACGACTCCGTTCAAAAAGGGTGACGTTAAAGGGATCATAAAGCAAGTGCTTAATCCAATGTCGTACCTTGACCTTTATAATAAGATGGGTGACGTTTCAGAGAATGCTGCCCGTGTCGGCCTATACCGGAAGAAACGTAAAGCTGGTTTAACAGCCCAGCAAGCTGGCTTCGCTGCAAAGGACCTGTTGGATTTTCATAGGTCCTCAAGCAATAAGATGCTGCGTACTCTGATCCATACGGTGCCATTCCTGAATGCTCGTATACAGGGACTTTATAAATTAGGTCGAGAAGGTACCAACACTAAAAAGGGTAAAATGCATCTGGCCAACTTCTATCTGACCGCAGCAATGATTGGATTCCTATCAATAGGTAACCATCTATTGTACAGGGATGATGAACGCTATCAGGCTCTGACAGATGATGAGAAGTGGTATTACTTTCACTTCTATGATCTTCCCGGTATCCCCGGCCACGTACAAATACCTTCACCTTTTGAGATCGGTACATTAGCCGGTAAGGCTCCCGTGGTCCTATGGGAACGCTTGATCGAACAACGTACAGACAATGAAGAGGTCAAACGTTTCTTGACCTTCGCCGCAATGGATATGTTTGGATTCAATCCGCTGCCACAGGCAGTGAAACCTATAGTCCAGCAATCGCAAAACAGGGACTTCTTTACCGATGCCCCAATTGTTCCCCGCCGGTTGCAGGGAATTGATCCTGACTTAGTTCATGACCGGAGAACCTCAGTCACAGCCAGAGCGCTGGGTAAGGCCGCAGAGGCCGCTGGTCTACCAGAAGCATGGCAGGAGCCAATCCGTATTGAAAAGCTATTCAAGGATTACTTCTCATACCTTGGTGTTGCTACGTTCCAAGGTGTAGACTTGGCTTACGACTGGATTACCAACGCACCAGACGATCCTTTAGATAAGGAAACCATAAAGTATCTGACCGGTGTTGGTCGTTTCTATAAAGGTACCGGCCCGGCCAAGCGTACGAAGTATGATGAGAAGTTTTGGGACTTGGCCACCGCAGTTGATAAGGCTCATAAGTCATTGAACCATGTTAAAAAGGAGAATGGATTTCAGGCTCAGAGTTCATACAGAAGGAAACATAAACATCTTCTGGATGCGAAGTTCAAGACTGAGTTTGTGAAGCTGCGACTTCGGACTTTAAAGACACAAGAGAATCGTATCTATAATAGTACGAAGCCTGTCACGCAGAAGCGTAAAGAGCTTGACATACTACAGCGCAAACGGAATGAGTTGATGCGAACCAACGTGGAGAAGATCAATAAACTTATGGCGAAGCGAAAGGAGAAGATGGATGCCAATCAAAAATAAAGCAGAGTGGAAAGCAGCATGGCAAAAGATAGTTGAGAAGGCTGGCAAGAAGGGAATCCTCTGGACGCTCAGGAACTTGGCAAATCTTATTGATGATTATCCTGACTGGCTGAAAGAGAAGATACATGGGGCGCACCTACCCTTTGGTCTTGAGATAAATATATCGGTGCTTATGTGTAATAGGCACCCACATACATGGGACCTGATTCGGAAGCAGGGTGACTATCCGAACAGTGATCCCGAAGACTTGGAGGGTACAGGATGATATGGGGATTCGTAAAGGAAGCGTTTGGTGCCATACTTAAACCGGTCACTTCAATAGTGGACGGCTGGCAACAACGAAAGAGTGCAAAGTTGAAGGGCGACCTTCTAATTGCTACAGCACAGGTGAACGCAAAGATAGCCCGGCTTGAAACAGGTCAGAAGGCTGATATAGCATGGGAAAACCTATCGATAACTAACTCTGGTTGGAAGGATGAATGGTTTACTTTACTTCTATCGATCCCGGCGGTCCTAAGTTTTATGCCGGTCATGTGGGGTATTGACTTTCAGGGAATAGTGAGAGATGGATTCTCAGCTTTAAAGGAATGTCCAGATTGGTACAATTGGATGTTAGGAATAGCAGTTGGTTCTGCATTTGGTTACCGCAGAATAGCTGACTTCATGAGCAGAAAGAAAGGAGATTAAATGAATGCGGAGGAAAGAGATGAACTTCTAATCCGGTTAGACGAGCGTATGGGTAATATGAGAGCCGACCAGAAGGAATTGAAGTCTACCATGGAAGGGAAAGGATATGCTATGTGTCAATTGCATGCCGCTGATCTTAAACGGCTGAAACGCAATTGGTCATGGAGCAGAAACTTAGGAGTGACTGGACTCCTTGCCTTGGCCGGGAAGTATCTCTACAGTTTAATGACGACTTAAGTATTAATCGATTAGAACTTAAAAAAACAGGGTCTAATTCCGTAACCAACAAATCAATGTTGGCTAAGATTTAATTCCGGTTCCCTGTGAGAAGGCCCGGCCACCTACTGCAAATAGGGACCGGGCTTTTTCTTTAGTGACCGGACATGCCCTCTTTCATACCAGCCATAAGGCCGTCAAAGGCTTGCTGATGAACGTCATTGCGACCGAGCGCATAGGCCTTCTCGATCATACCGGCAACCCAATTCCAATCACGGGAAAAGCGGTTGTCTTCCGGTTCGCCACCATCTATAAAGCGGCCAATCTCCTTGCCGTTGTGCAGGACAACCAACTCTTCCCGATAGTCCTGCGCCTCTCCCAACAACTTATAATTTGCTGTTAGCATTCTTGTCCTCCTTATAGGGCATGCGGCTCTCTTGAAGAAAGCCGTCAATTCGATGATAGATTTCAGTGATGTCATTGATGGTGACATTGTTCATTTCTTTGGACTGAATACCTTGGCTAAAATTGCCAAACAGTATCAGTCGGAATTTGCCATTACCGAAGTCATCAATTCGGGTTCCTTTTTTATACGGCATCGTTGCTCTCCATCCACAGCCGCAGGGCCTGTACTTGAATCAACGGGTCAGGCTCAATTACTTGCATAAGCTCATGACAACTGTGAGAGCTTACGCCCAAGTCGTAACACCTTTGGATAAAGTTTGCTAAGGTTTTAATATCCATTTTACATACCTCCTAATCGAACTTTATGCAGGAGCCTAAGAAACTTATGTCTAAAGACTCTCCACTGGTTAACTGAAATGTTAATTGTTATCCGCATCATATCGTCAGTCATATTGACGGTGGCCTGACTGCGATACGGCTCTTCCTTTAGGACCACGGTAGGCGGCTCTGCTTCAATCTCTTTACGGCAGCTGCGCTTGAACGCCTCTGAGCCGGGGCCGTTGTCGTACCAGTCCTCATAGTCCTTGTATATGCCACCATTTTTGTGATCAACTGCATCCATTTTTATACCTCCTGTATTCATCTGAAGTAAAGCCACCCCGCCAATAAGTTGAACCCGGAGGGCCACAAATCTTGGCAGGAGAATAAGTGCGCTTGCGCTCCACGTATATCAACCATGCCATTACGGGAGAGGCTGTTTTCCGGTCGGTGCCAATCCTGACCGGGTGCCATGCAAAATAGCGGTGCCAGATTGCCTCACGGCGGCGCAGCAGAATTAGTTGCTGCTCCTTGTAAAAGTCCTTATTGCTTGTCCATATCATTATTTACCTCCTTGTAAGAGTTCCAGTTTCTCCGTTAACGGTTCAGCGTCCAGACCAGCATCGAGTATCGCCTGTCCGTGTTTCGCCGCATCCTTTATGGCATGCACATAGTGCATTGTGGATTCGATAGTATCGTGGCCCAGCATGGACTGAACGTCCTTTACGTTCGCCCCGAAGTTCAACGCCTGAGTCGCATAGGAATGCCTTAACGTATACAGGGAAACCCGCATTGATCGATCACGCCCACTCACGCCCACGTTATGTCCCAACTTTGTCAGAACTTTTCGGACGTACCGGTGGTCAACCGACTTAGGGAATACATAGTCCCTTGCGTTATCGGAGAATTCCAGTACCCACTTGACAGCTGTTTTTAACATTGGCGCAGACGCATAATACACACGGCGTGTTTTCTTAAGACCCTTTGGGTTTTTCACATCTAAGATGTTGATGTAACCTTCATCCTGATTGATGTCCATGGGCCTGATACGGATTACTTCTGAGGGCCGCATACCGCCCCGCCAGCAGAAGACAGCCAGCCAGTAGTAATTCTCACGGGTCTTTTTGAACTCGTTGAGAATAGCCAAACACTGACCCTTAGTTAAGGTACGCTCACGCCGGGACGCAGACTCCCTGATCGGCATGCCAAACAATGGGCTGGCACCTGACCAGAGTCCTAACTCCCGCATAGCTGTATAGATCGAATTAATTACATTTATGTTCTGACGGATGGAAGGGTAACCCAACTTCTTTCGCCGCCAGCCTTGTATCATCGCCCGGACCATCGGCTCTGTGAGATCGTTCAGGTCCTTATTGCAAATAGACCGCCTCAGATGCCGCTCATAGCGAGATAACATGGGCTGGCTTGTCGTGACCTTCAGATTATCTTCCAACCAACCTTGCCACAATGAATACGCCTGTTTGAATATCATGCATTACCTCCTAAAACGTTGGCCAGATGCCCAAAGCTAATAGGGCGATAATGGCCAACGTCACTCCGATTATGGTTAGTGTTAGCTTCATCCAAGTACCTTTTTGAAAAGCCACAAGATCGGCGCTCTCAGCCATAGTATGTCGAGATACTTCCGACCTTGTACGTTGGAAATGAGGAAAAGTGAAGATGCCTCTTTGTTTGAAAAGGTCAAAAGCGAAAAGGCATAAACATTCACTTTGGGCAATACGGTGATGTTGAGCAAATTTAAGTCAAAGTCCATTATAGATTCTCCTATTATAGTTTAAGGGTTAAAAGTAAATTACGTCCTCAATCTCTTCGAGATTGGTTTGAGTGTCGTCTTGCGTCAATCTCTCTGAGTCGGTGTGCTTCAATCCCTTCCAATTTCCAGCACGGCTACAGGTGCCACATTCGTCTGAGAAGGGTACAGGTGAGCCTTCATCTGAGTTTATGCAGTTGCCGCAGGGGTCCACTCCGCTGAGGTTAGCTGGGCGGGGAGCCAGTTGCTCAAGGTATTCATTCATTTCCTTCACGCAGCCGGGACAACCGTCACCCTTGCAGGGATAGTCGCCATGCTCTTTGCAGTGGCCTACGTCAGGCTGCTCCGTGTAGTCGGGCAGATCGTAAAGCTCTGACGGTAGAACACCCCTCATAATCAACTCACCACAGTGAATGCCTACCATTATATTCCAAGCACCCGCTGCCAGATGATCTTCAGATCGATCACCTTCAAGAAAAGCATAAAGGTGACGGATAGCAGAATCAATGACAACAGATAAAGGCATACCCGCTTCCCAATTGCGGTCGCCCCTTGCCTTGCCACCCTTTTGCGTGTGAACCGCAAGTCGCCGAAGAAATAATGGGGAAATGAGGTCGTAACGCCCTTTGTCGGTGTTGGGGTCACGGTGAGCGCCTGTGCTGAAGTCCCGTGAGCCGGTGACTTTGATCTCGCCTTGGTTATCATTCATATGTCCTCCTTTATTTTGACCTCAAAGCTGGTGTAATTTATGCCAGCGGTCCCATCCTTTTTTATGATGTGGCCGAAGTACTTAAACAGGTAAGGGGCGGGATCGTCCAGATAGGACCAGCCCTTTTTCAAAGTAATCTTTTCCAGCTTCATCTGTTTGCCCTTAAAGGAATAGCCCTCAATCGTAATTATATCGTCAACCGCATATGGGCAATGCTCTTTGATGTAGTCTTCACGGCGAAGCTCATGCTTCCTTTTAAGGTTTTCGATATGGTGGTCAATCTTTCTTAAGTCAGTTAGATTCATATAACCTCCTTCATCGTTGCACTGCAAACACAGCAGCGGATTACCCAATCAGAGTTATAGACAAACCCGGTCATAGGGTGATGCTTAAATGTCGTTTCCTTATTGTCACAGACGCTGCACTCCAGTCTAATTGTTGGAGGGCAGGGCTTAGGCTTCGACAAGTGCTTCAACTCTGGTTGCCATTTATGGAAACCGATACAACCGTCACATGGACGGCTGCCCCGGTATCCCCAATCGCCAAACTTACAGGTGTTACACCTTACAGTTGTCTTCATTATTTCTTACCTCTTGTTTTGGGTTTCTTTTTAGGCGGTGCTGCCTTCTTTGCAGAAAGAACAACCACCTTAGCCTTGGCGTTCATCTTCTGGTCGGCCAGTATAAGCTCCATTTCCTTAGCCCTTGCTCTCAGCGGCTTCAACTCATTAGCCATTTCTTTGTTGGCCGCCGTCAGGGTAATGAGCGTCTTCTCCATTATCCGACAACGGTCGGTCATGATTCCTAAAAGGTATTGATTATTGTCCATTCTACTTCTCCTTATATCCTATTTGGCCGGGGAACAATCCATCTGTATTCATACCGGGATAGCGCTCCTCAGCTGGCCCACTGCGCTCTTTGAAGTCAGCGCAAATCAGCCTATTAGTAACACGACAAGAGAGAACCGGCTCTATGCAACAAACCGGCTCTCCCGTACTCAGCAGTTTAGAGTGTATGCATTCTGCATTACAAAAGGTCATTATCCCTCCGGGCATTCATAGTCGTTCGCCAGCCATTCCATAAACGAACACCGGACCTGATTAATGGTTCTGGCACCGTCAACTCCCTCACCGTTACCGCCTCCAGACGAACCCACGTTGCCCCCGGACCCGCCGCCGTTGCCGCCACCACCGCCGCCGTTGCCACCACCACCGCCGCCGTTGCCGCCGCCGCCGTTGCCGTTGCCACCAGCATTGCCATTAGAGCTACCGTTGCTGCCTTGGTTGCCAGCCCCGGTGTTGCCCGGCGGTCCATTACCATCAGGACCGTTGCCTTGTCCACTGTTGCCGCTTCCATCAGCGCCACCACCTTGGCCTTGGCCTGAATTACGGGCCATTGCGATAGGTGCGAAGATCAAAGATAAGGTCATTGCAATTATGATTATTAGTTTTCTATTCATGAGTCACGCCCTCCATAATAGTTGTATTTGGGTTCAGCAGCAGGAGCCTTAATGTCCCGCTGCGCCTTTACCATTAGCCAGCCGCAAGTAGCACAGCGTGGCCGGTTCGTCTGCGGAAGCTCGACCCGAAACTTGCAGCCGGGCTTCCTGCATCTGAATTTAACCGTCATTGTACTTGCCCTTCAAATGAACGGTGCGATCACCGTCAAGGTAGGACAACCAACGTTTGAGATAAGCACCAGCCTTTTCCAAGTCCTGCTTACCATCTTCTTTGCGGCCAGCCCGGAAGACATACTTAAGGACGTTGCCCTTCATATGTCCGATAAACTCTTCTTCGGTCATAGCCAGTTCATACCAGTCCCAGCATTCAATGCCGCTGGGGATATCTGCCTTTGCATAGTGGCTGGGATGATCAATCAAGTCTTCCCTTGCCAACTCTTCCTGAGCCTCCAACTTTGCTTCCTGTACGGTCTGAGCTAATTCATCGGACATTGGATAGGCATCTGTTAAATGCGCCGGGGCCGTTGCTAAGTCCTTAGCCAACACTGCTACCTTCGGGTCAGGACGCATCCATGAACCATCTTCCAGCTGCTTAGCCGGTAGTGGATGGGTATGACAATGATCCGCATCCGCAGTCACTGGCTGCTCCGGTGGATAATGAACATCCTCATTTTCACCCTTAAAGAAGTCAATGTTTGACTCTTGATGGTCGTCATGCGTATCCTCACCAGCAAACTTGTCTATGGTGATTATTTGAGGGTCAGCTGGAAAGGCTGCTGGTAACTCATTCTGACAGCCGTCTTCAAAGCCACAGTCAAAGCAGTTGATGCCGTCACTGCAACGTTCATTGTCAGGGCAGTCACCACACCATAGCTCAGAAGGGCAGTCATAGCAGAGCGGCTTCTCAGCGTCCTCTACGACCGACTTCTTCTTCTTAGCGTGAGCCAGTATACGACCGCCAAGGGTTTGAAGGTCCGTCATGGTGCCTTTCATGTCCTCTGTGATGCCCATTTCCTCGTCAGTCGGAGCGTACTGGCTATAATCGTACAGCAGACCAAAGATCGCTCTTTGCATCATACGTAACGGATCACTGCCAGCAGTTAAACATTCTTCCGAGTCAGCCTCACAATCTCCGACCAGAAAGCCCTCACCCCTGTACTTTACGTACGAGTTCTTACAGGTTCCGCAATTTATCATAGTCAATCCCTCCTATCTTATTTCATCGACAAGGCCAATATTCACGGCCTTCTCTACGTTAAACCATGTGGTCTTTTTCTCCATGGCTTGCCACTCGACAAGGTCCACGTTGGTATGATTCACAAGGTAGTTAAGGTAACGGTCCTGCAACATGATCATCAGTTCATTCTGACTGCGAATGTCAGATGCCGTTTCACGGCCCGGCCATTTCCAGAGTGCAGCCTCATGCACCATAAAGATGGTACCATGGGCAGCGTAGCGTGTTTCACAGACTGCAAACGGAGGCACAGCCGCACTGGCGATGATGCCCATAGCGTTGGCCTCAAATGATATCCCATGATAACGCTGTGCGTTCATAATCAAGTCAGCCAGCGCCAGCCCTGAAAAGGCATCCCCACCGGGACTGTTGATAAACAGCTTCACGGTTTTGATATCCGTTTCGTAGGCCAGATACATAATGTCCTGCCACAGTCTGGTAACGTCCGATACAGAGAGGCCAGCGAAGAGTTTAACAAAGGCCAAGTTTTCGTCCCGGTTGATCATCATCAGCGCAGTCGGCTTCAGATACGGGTTGGCAGCATCTTCATATTCAATGCCGTGATCTCTGGTGCTTTCAAAGTCTTCAACATAGTCATTGAACGCTATGTCAAAGGCTTCGTTGTCAGAACCACTGTGGGTGACCGTAATGGCCAATTCATGTTTGACAGTCTGTGACTGCACACCAGCGCAGCCTACAGTGATCGCCAAGAGAGCGATTAAGAGAAGTCTTTTAAGCATTGATTTCCTCCTTCAACACTCCTTCATCATCATCAAAGAGTGCTTCCAGTTTGATTGCGGTTTTGGCAGAGCGGGTGGCTTCCGAGAAAGCTGCGTTCTGCTCCAACTCTAAAGCATCAATTACATTGCCGATGCCGATTGCCTTCTTCACCTGATCATTTTCCAGCTGGCGAAGTTCCTTTGACACTTTGGTGAATCCTTTGATTATTTTATCGTAAGATTTATTAAACATGTTTCCCTCCTGTTAAAATGCGTATTTGTTGTAGTTCTTGAAAGCCTCTTCAGTTGTTCCCCTGCCCAACATTGTGTTGTAATACCGCTTCCAATAATGGGCGATTGCAGTAGGCTCGTCCTTTGCCGGTAATGCCGCCGGTATCCGCAAATAGAAGATACGTGACATCACAATCTGATAAGCCAGATCAGCTTTCATTCTTAGCTCCCAATTAATTCCAGAGGCTCCCCACATATCATTAAGTGCATTCAGCAGGGGTTGTCGATACATGATATAGTTTGACCATATATCATGGTAGGTGTTTGGCTCCATCTGAAACACACCCAGCGCCGGGCCTCTAATCTGCCACAGATACTTGCCTAAATGCGTTTCCTGAGCCGCTGTGAGCATCAGTAGTTCTACCGCAGCCTCCGAATAAAAGCTGCTGCTGTTGGCCTTCTGGCCGAACATCTGAAGCACATCTTTGATCAAGCCTCTGAATTGTTTTGCTGCGAAACTCATTGTTTTCTCCTTCCCTGATATAGTCCTCACATAGAGAGCATATCAGAATTATAAGTTCATTGATTAATCTAAGATAAGCAACGTGGTCCATTTCGCCGCCACAGAGATCACACTTTTTCTGCATATCTCAATACCGTCTTTCTGAACCGCTGGCCAAAGATCATATGCTTCCCGCCGGTCAGCCGCCACAACTTCTTTAAGCCAAGGTACAGAATCTTGACTTTGTTCTTGTGGTGGAGCGTACCGGGCTTCATGACATAGGCCATTAGCTCGTTGCCGTCAGGGTCAGTTGCCCGTGGATGGGTCAGGTTGGCGAGAGCCGCCATGTTAAATCCACTCTTGTCAAGCTTCTCTGTGAAGTCATGCTTATAACCATCAGAGTATGCCGGGACATAGCCGGGGCAGTTACTTTCCTGATCATAGTTATTCCTAAACTCGCCCGGAGTGCCGCCTTGAGCCAACACTATCTTGTGAGCGAGTTGCCTTAGCCGCTTTGAAGTCAGTTCGTTCATCTGTTTATCCTTTCCAGCCATTTAGCAAAGGCCTCTATCACTTTCAGAAGACAATAGATGCCACATGCGATTAATAGTATTTGAATTTCAGGGTCCATTTAATACCTCCCCAGCCACTTAATAAAGACACCGAGTACATAACTTACACCCACGATGCCCATACCGGCTAAAATTAAGATTGAAAGTTCTTGTCCTGAGATCATTCGATTTCCTCCAGTATTTTGGTTATAGAATTAAGTGGATCGTAAAATAAAGGGTCCACATCAAGGCCGGGATAATTACTTCCCAGCGTTTGAAGGTCGTCCTTTACTTCTACGAGAATGTTTGCGATTTCGTCTATGTCCACGGTTCTTACCTCCATCAATTAAATGGTCAGTGGCGAATGGGAACTGCGAGAGGCAGTCCTGTACTCCCTGAACGTTGTTGCCAAGGGCCAAGTCAATAAGCTTCTCTGTTACCAGAGGCACTCGCTGATGCATCGGGCAGTCGTTCTGCAACTCTTTCAAAGTCAGTTGTCGCTTCTTTGCTCTATGCATTCTCAGCCGGTCACATTTCCGATTACTACAGTTATTGCACTGCTTCATTTTGGCCTCCTGTATGGTTGAGTTTCTAATAGCCAATCTTCGGGTATGGTTCCTTCGGCCCAAAGGTAGCCGTTCTTTTCAGCCCACCCTGCATACGTGGTTTTCGCACCTTTATATGAGGGCTTGTTTGCGTTCATGAAGACAAAGCGAAGGTCCAACTTAGGATACTGTTTCCTGATTGCCTTCATCTTCGTCTTGTCGGATGGTCGAAGATAACCTTTGAACTCCACGAAAAAGAAACTACCATCTTTACGCATAACCTTGAAGTCAGGCGTATACTTTCGTGAAGGGGGTATCCAGTCCAGCCGCTCAGGCTCATAGAGCCAATGTAAGCTCTTCTCGTCCATCCACGTAGCAAAGGTGACCTCTGCTTTAGAGGCCATTTTATAACCATTGTATGGATGCACACGGCGCTGAGGTTTTCCTTTGGACGATCTTCTGGCCCTTCTAAAAATCCTCCCCATTACTGAGCCGCCTTGTACGCTTGATACTGATTGCAGAAGGGTGCAGCCTGACAGTACTCAGAGCATTTCAAGCGGCCACCTTGCCGACACTCAATCTGAAAGGAGTCAGCATCGTCCTGCTTAGCGTTTTTGATGTAGTGTTCAGCCTTCTCTTTCGTGTTCAGTCCTTTGGATGCAACGGCTCTTTTCTGGCCGGGGCGCATGACTGCATACGTGTCAGGCTTTTCCCACATTTCCTTTGAAGTACAATGATCAAGATCATCGTCATGAAGGTCCTCATTGCTCTTCATAGCTTCTATGCGGCCATACAGGTAATCCTTCTGTTCCTTCTCAGGCCACAGTTCGCCAATGACAATCTGCTCGATCTCAGTCTTCGGATATTCAACATCGCCCCATACTTTATTCTTGTCCCAATCAAGGTACCAAGCAATAATGGAGAGGACGCTGACCTTTATACCACAGGTGCCTAACAAATAAGCGTACATGTTAAGCTGTTTCTCAAAGTCAGTCCAGTCGCCAAAGATGCGCTTCCAGACACTGGTGGTCTTCCAGTCATAAAGGCACCCATTAAGATAGGCATCAAACTTACCACTGATCTTACGGCCAGCGATACGATCCCATATCCTGCGCTCAATGAGGTAGCCTTTGTTTTTGTTCTTGGTCATAAACCGGCGAAGCATATACTCAAAGTGATTATGGATTGCCGTCCCTTTGAATGACTTCAAAGAGTTGACGATCTTGTCATGAGTAAAGGGAAAAGCATCGATCTCTTTCTTGTGCCGGTTGCCCAACATGATTTCCCGTGGCGCTCTGATCAATCCTGTCACAGAGTAGTCCGATCCCCAATTATCATAGGACCGGGTGTACTCAAAGATTGCATCACGCAGCGGGGGGATTGTCGTATAGTCTAATTTCATATAGTACGATCTCCTATGTAACTGCACAAAGCCCATGG